TTTGTTCTTTGACGGTGTAATTGCTGAGCCGAGCGCATGGCGTCAGTTCTGGGCAGAAGTTGGTCCGTATAGCCTGCTGGAGCTTGGCCGTATTGGTGGGAAGGAGACCCTTATCCCTGCAGTGCCTTGCGACAACGCCGGCAACATCATCCGCACGGTGCAGATACGCGCCATGTTTACCGCCGGCAACATTCTTGAGGATTCATATAAGGAAGAATTTATTGATTACGGCAGCAGCGTTCAGGACCTAATCGCCACAGTGATTTATCGCAACACCGAACGCGACGGCGTGTTCCCGCGTAATGCCAGCGTTGATGTAAGCCTTGTTGGCGTGACTGAGGCAACAGCAATCCGTCAGACGTTCGACCTGTCGCAGTACGTCACCAACAGAAGTCAGGCGATCATGTACGCCAAGTTGTTGTGCCAGCAGCGCCGCAATATTCGCCGCAATATCGAGTTCAAAACCTTCCCGACCGATAGCCCGCTGTCCCCTGGCACCTACATCTACGTTGATGCCGGTTTGCAGGAATGGCAGGGCATTTACAGCGGACAGGTTGAATCAAGCGGCGCCTTAAACATCCCGCTTGCTGACGCAATCCCCAACGGCAGCTACAGCGTGCTGCTTTACAAAGACGGTCAGAGCGTCATCACCACAACCGCCAGCATCAGCTCCAACGTGGCTAGCTCCCTTGCCGGCTACGAAGGCTGGTTGTTTGTGCTTGGAACACCTGCCAAGGCAAAGCGCACCTTCCGCGTGGTTGAAGTCCAGATGGACGAGGAAGGCGAAGTTAGCGTCCGGGCTGTGGAGCATCCTTGCGATAACTCCGGCCAGAGCCTGATTGCTGACTTTAGCGACGGTCTATTTGTCATCCGCTAGCCTGAAACTACGCATAACACGGTCTGATGGGCTTCTATACAGGTCGCTCCGGTTCCTTGGTGGTGGACGGGAAGCCTGTCGCCAAGATCCGTGATTGGTCGCTTGATACGACGGTTGAACTGATCAGCACCAACACGGTCGATAGCACCAGCAATACCTTTGTGCCTGGCATCAAGAGCGCCACCGGCAGCGCCACGTTGGTGTATTACAGGCTTGAGGTCGGAGAGTCTGCCAGCTATAGCCAGTTCACGGCACTGCTGGGCAAGATCCAAAAGGTTGGTGCGGTTGCCGAATCTGACCGCGTGCTGATGGAGCTGAAGGTCGGCACCAGTGCCAACGACAACGTCCAGTTTTACGCCTACATCACATCGGCGCAGGTTGCGGTATCAACTGGCGAGCTAACTTCGGTACCAATTCAATTTACGGTTGACGGCGACTTTATTGCTGGAGGCGTAATCGCATGACGGTATTTCTTGGCGTCCACGGCACCGTAAAACTGCGGCGAAACACTGGCGCCGTCCCATTGCAAGTCGCAGACAGTATTGACCCGGCAGATGTAAACACCAGCCTTAATCGTATCGGTTTTGATACATCCCTAGACAATATCCTTACCGGCGACCGCGTAGACATTGCGACCACCGACGCACGCGGTCTGGAATGCTTTGCCAGTAGCGCTTGGGCCTCTGGCGTGGTGGAGCCTTCGATTTCGGCTTACGTCAACATCAACAACGCTGGCGGTCTGCGCTTTTTTGCTACCTTTGCTGATGCGGTTAATAACAACAGATCTGCCGAGCTGACAACTTACGCCTTCACTGGTGCGCCACTGCCGATTACCTACACAATCCGCGACGTTAATTACAACACTCTCGGCAACGTCACCAGCTATCAGATCAACACCGATCGCGAAGCACTTGACGCCACAACCCTAAGCGATAAGTTCCGCAGCCAATTTGCAGCAGGACTGATCAGCGGCAGTGGAACGATTGATTGTTTGTTCGATTACAACACTAACGGCGAAAAAGAAACGCCATTGGTGATGCTGCAGTTGATCCAGCGTCTTGATATTGGCAGCGAGTTTGAGTGCGCGTTTTATCTTACCGACTCCGAAATTACGCCTGAAACAGAAACGATCTTTTACCAAGCAACCGCGATGGTCACGCGGGCTGGCGTTACGGTCAACACGACCGACACGATCCAGTGCGCGATTGATTTTGTAACCACGGGCGAAATTCGGCTGCTGGTAGGACGCCCCGCTGATTACATCCTCAAGGAAGACGACGACCGCATCCAACTGGAGCAGTCTCTGAACTTCCTGCTGCAGGAAACGACCGATTAAACTGACTTTACGGCCGTAGGCACCGGAGGCTTTACCTTGTCCGACCAACGCATTACGCAGTTACCTGCCCTTTCGGCTGCGTCTGCGGCGGCCACCGACGTATTGCCTGTTGCCGACGTATCGGCCAGTCAGACCAAAAAGATCACAGTCAAAGATCTGGTGGATGCCGGTCTTGACCTTGTAGATGCCAGCAGCATTGATCTATCAAAGCTGGATCAGTCCAGCACCACCAAGATCGGCGCTACCGCCCTTGCTTCTGGCGCTGTCACTGCTGCCAAGTTTGCAGCTGATTCCAGCATTGCGGTTGATACCACTGCCCCCGGCTCCGACAACTTTGAGGGTCGCGGCTATTACAACAGCAGCACCGGCATCCTGAAGGTCTACTCAGCTGGTGTTTACGCAGACGTAAACGCGACCATCGCCAACGACGCAGTTACCACCGCCAAAATCCTTGACGGCGCCGTAACAACTGCCAAGGTCAGCAGCCTTGACACGGCAGCATTGGCAAACGGTGCAGTCACCTACGCCAAGATCCAAGACGTTTCCGCCACGGACAAACTGCTGGGTCGCAGCAGCTCGGGGTCCGGCGACGTAGAGGAAATCACCTGTACCGCAGCAGGTCGGGCATTGCTTGACGATGCTGACGCTGCAGCACAACGCGCCACGCTGGGGCTTGGCACTCTTGCCACACAATCCGGCACCTTCAGCGGCACCTTCAGCGGCACCAGCTCTGGCACCAACACGGGCGACCAGACAATCACGCTGACCGGCGACGTTACCGGCTCTGGTACTGGATCTTTTGCTGCCACCATCGCAAACACGGCAGTCACCGAAGCCAAGCTGGCTAGCAACGCAGTTTCTACCGGCAAGATCGTTGATGACGCCGTAACTGCCGCAAAACTGGCGGACAACAGCGCGATCATCGTCAGTAATGCGACCCCGAGTGGCTCTGGCGCATTTACGGGTCAGCAGTGGCTGAACACTGCAACAGGTCTGGAGTACACCTGGACAGGCAGCGCATGGCAACGTCAAGCAGCGGTCAACACGCTTACGGTCAGCGACGCTTCGCCACTGGCGTTTTCTGTTTCGTACCCGGATAACTTCAGCGCCAATGTTGACGTAACGCTTGACACTCAGGCCGCCAACCGCGTTTGGGCTGGACCGACCACCGGCTCCGATGCTGCGCCTAGCTTTCGCGCACTGGTTCCCGGTGATCTCCCCGATGCCACCAGCGTTGCCAAAGGCGTCATCGTTCCTGGCACGGGTCTAAGCGTCAGCAGCGGCACGCTGAACCACAGCAACAGTGTCACCACTGGTACTTACACCAAAGTCACAATTGACGCGCAGGGTCATGTCAGCGCCGGCACCACGCTGAGCGCATCTGACGTACCAAGCCTTGATGCCAGCAAGATCACAACCGGCACCTTTGCCACGGCATTGGTTGCCAACGACGCCATCACAGGCGCCAAGCTGTCCGACTACTCCACCGCACAGATCGGCGAGGCACTGCCAACGGCTGACTTTATCGGTCAGTTGTTCTTCAACCCGCTTGATAAGAACATCTATCTCTGGGACGGTAACGTCTGGCAGCCGGTCGGTGTTTCGCTGGGTGAGTTGGTATTTGCCGGCACCTACGACGCCACCCTGAACGAGGTTGTTACTACTACAACGGTCGGCGCTGCTGTCGGTTTGGTGGCTGGTGACCCGCTGCCTGCTGCATCTAGCACGCTCACCTCTTATTACGTGGTGGTTGCCGAGGCTGGTACTGGTGTGGCGCCTGCACCTGCTGTTGCACTGGCACCGCCTGACATCATCCTTTGCGATGGCGCCAGCTGGACTGAAATTGACGTGTCCAGCACGTATGTGGCGCAGACCGCTGCAAACGTTGGCTTTACACCTGCAGGCACGATTGCTGCCACCA